TCACCCATGATCAAAAAGGCACATCGTCCGACATATCGTCAAACCCGCTAGAGGCTTTCTGAACTGGCTTCTGTTGCTTTGGTGCTGGTGCAGCCTGTTGTTCTTTCGGTGTCACAGACAAGCTCATGAACTTGCCTTTGGCGCTTTCTTTGATCCAAGAGGAAACCCAATAGTCAACACCGTTGACGTTCAAACTTCCCTTGTAATCGGGGTGGTTTGGTTGCTCTTTACGGTCATTTTTGAAGATCGCGCCGCGATTCTCGTTTGAGTATTGTTGGTTGCTCATGCTGTTTCCTTCTGCTTTAAAGCGGTTTTACGGGCGTTTGCCGCATCTTTGATTGATTGGTGGTGTGAGGCATCAAGCATTTGCATTGCAGCCTCATAGTTGGTTTTAAGCACTTCCACGGTCATGCTTGAAGAAATGCCTTTGAGGATTGCTTTTACATCTGGTGCATTCACTGGTTCAGATGAATCAATCCCGTCATGCTCGATTATCTCCAAGGCTGTAACCCACAAATAGCGCCGTGTGTAGCTTTCAACAGCGCCGAGGTTCTGGATCGGATGACATCCCTTCAAGTTGGCCTCAGCCATCGGTGAAGTAATTTCAACGTATTCGTCAGGCTTGTCGGTGTTGACGATTCGCATGGTTGCCAGTTCTTTGCCAAACGTGATGACAGAACACAGACCGTTGTCATTGAACACTTTGAGAGCAACTGTTACAAAGTCGCTCAATTCAAAGTACGTATAACCCGCGAACTTGTTGTGTCCTGATTTCTCCAGTTTGGATTGGTGAAAAGCTGCTCTGGCTGCATTTAACTTTTGATATACGTTCGTCATAGCGTTTGGGTGGGTATTGAAGTTTGAAACGGAAACAGGCTTCTTTGATGGTTTCGTCTGGAAGCTCACCATTGAAAGCACAGTAGAGAAGATCACTCAAGAACTCATCATTAGTCATAGCATCACCTGTGAGTAACGCTGACCCTTACGTCCTACACAAACTAATTTGCCATTGTCTGTGTACTCAGGTGCAGTCTGTGGCCCATAAGAGCGATGACAGAACTGGACAGCTTGCATCCATTCGCGTCTTTCTTGCTGCAATGCCGTGTCAGCATCGTTCCTGTAATCCGAGTCCATCACAAGAAACCAAGTTGCCAGAATTCCCACGAACAAGGCAATGTTTGTCAGTCGGTGTAGTGTCATGTTTGCCTCACTGGAATGGTGTGTCGTTGCACAGTTCGCGGAATGTGTTGTGGATAGCTCGTTGAACACTTGGCAACGTAAGAATGCGACGTTCAGCAATTGACCATGCTTGATTCCAAGTTGGCCCACCGTAGATAAGGCCATTTAATTTCTTGCCTGACTCTGCACAGAACACTTCGATGTCTGTCACATAGTCAACGTCAATTTCGATGTTGATCAGGCAACGGTCTTTGTCATCACCTAACGTCGCTTCAGTTGAGTAGTCGGTACGCATATCAACCTTTCAAATAAAAAAACCAACTGCAATTGCTTACAGTTGGCTGAAACCCGCATTGCACGGGCAGGGAGTAAGAGGAAACAAAAAAGCCGACTCGTTTGAATCGGCTTTGTTGATTGCCCTTGGTAGGGCAGGGTGGTGGTTAATGCGCTCTGACTAGCACACGTTGGTGCAGGCGTTGGACAGTGTGACCGCCAGCGAGGATGGATTCAATTTTCACGAATCTTTCACCGTTGATCTTGAACACTCCGTTGAATCCATCTTTGCAGTAACTCACTTCAGCAGAGTCCACAGACGCGACACCGAGTTTCACAAGCTGCACAGCAATCTTGGCATTTCGCTTTTCGGCGACTGCTTTGCTGTTTTTCGCCATGAACTCACTAATCATTTGGTTGGAGCGACCTTCAAATGCGTTGAACCAAGTTTTTCCGCCAGCGATTGCAAATATTTTTGGGTAGTACCCACCGAAAGCGCCTTTTTTGCGAAGCTCTGTTGCTTCGGGGCTGCGTTTGAATTCACGGACTGCTTCGGCTCTTTCAAGAGCCCACGCAATATCGCTGGCTGCAACCTGTGCATCTTGTTCGGCAAAGAAGCTGTGCAGACTTTCCATGATTTTTGTAACTGCGCTCATGTCGTTACTCCTTGTTAAACAGAAACCGACTCAGTGAATCGGCTTGTGTCTAGTAACTCTTGCGAATTACTGCGAGGGTCTTGTATGGCGCATCCCCTCTGACTGTCTGGTTTCAGCCTCTCAGATGGCTCCGGTCAGTTAGTCCCCTTGACTTCACCACCACCGCTGTTGATCACTGCGGCATGGGATGAAGTTTAGCGCAAACTAAACCACAAGACAAGGAAAAGCTAAACAAAAAGCAAAAAAAGTTTAGTTTTGGGGAAAACCCTTAGTTGATAGACGTAAAAAAACCCGCCTAGTGCGGGTTGTGTCTTGTTGTTGGCTGGCTATCGGTTGTTTTTCGGGGCAATGATCACGTCCATCACCCGGCCTTTGTCATCCATGCAAACGCCAGTAGCGCCCATCCCACTGGAAAACAGGTCGCACCGCAAGCCTCTGCCTGAGCTACTGGACAGAATCGCTTTGTATGTGTCATTGCCTCCACCTGAGTAGGTCATAACAGAGGCGTTAGCTCTGGCTCCACGGTTGTTTGACCCATACGCTTGGGCAAAACCAAACTGTGCATCAGAAGATGCTCTCATCATGTTCCCGTCATAGCGAACACCATCCATGTAGATGGTCATTGTTCCACGTCCTCCACCGCTGGAATGCATTTCGCCTGAGTAAACAGTGCCTGAGTCTCTAGGCATCATCGTTACCTGGAACGCGCAACCACTGACAAGAGCCGCAACAGCAGCAACTAAAACGAGCCTCATATCATCCTCCTTGGTTATCCTATTTCTTCGCCTGTCTCTGGGTCAAACTCTGGCAGGTAGAACGCTTGCGCGACTCCCAGAATCTGGCCTGTGAGTGCTTTGGCTGGCAGGTTCACGGCTTCAATGTAACTGGTTGACCCGTCTATAACGAGCTTTCTGAGAATAGCTGTCTCACCGTCTGTCACTAGCACTTTCATTCCGTGCCTTGGTGTGATTGTCGGGTTGATCACTGCCAGCGCACCTTTTGGCACTTGTGGCTGCATGAGGTCATCACTCACGCGAAACATGAAAACACTGTTGCCGTTTGGCCCTACATACTTTTGAGTTTTCGCTGTGAGCTTGCCGCTCAAATAGTCTTTATACATCCCTGCTGTTCCTTTATCTAGCACCGGCACTTCATGCACGGTACTGGATAGGCTAACAGTGCTTCGGATCTCTTTTTGATCCTGTGGTTGTTCGTCGAAATATCTATCAGGCAACCCCAGTGCGTCACAAATGTTTTTGGCTGCACGTTCGCCAAAAGGCTCATCAGGGTCTAGCAACTGCGACACACGGCTCTTGTTGATGCCGACAGCAGCAGCAAACGACACGTTAGACCCATCGTAGGTGGGTGAGTCAATCAACGCCTGTAACCGTTGCTTGCGCGTGTGCGTAGTTGAGTCCATGTTTACATCCTAAATTCGGGTGTTTAGGTTTTTCTTGTCAAAGGTGTTTAGTTTCGGCTAAACTCCGCAACATGATGAAACTCAAAACATGGCTGGAAATGGAGCGCGGCAGGGCCACCGCACTGGCTGAGAAGCTGGGTGTCTCCACAGGTCGCATCACACAGATGTCTGATGACGGTGTGCCCATCAAGTACATGAAGCAGGTGATCGCCTTTACTGGTGGTGCTGTGTCGCTTGAATCCCTGGTTGATGACAGAACGCCAACAGATTCAGAGGCATAGCCATGTCCCTTCCTCTCATCGACATGCGTTGCAAGGTCAGTCCCGCCACTGACGCACTGCTTGAAACCCTGCACAGAACCACAGGCCGCGACAAATCCGAGATTGCTCGGGACGTTCTGCATAAGTGGGCTGAAAAGGAAATCCATGCTGCCATGTTGCTGCATGGAGAACTCAACCGCAATGGATTGCTGCGGGACTATGAGGGAGTGCTAGGGCAATGACTGACGCATACGGATTTGCGCACAAGTACGTCCAGCGCACAAGCGAACCATTTTCCCCCGAGGAAGTGGTTGAAGCCGCTGAACAAGTCGGAATCGTTTTTCAGGATCAGCGTGGATGGGGAAAGGTTTTTCAGTTGCTCAGTAAAGACGGACTGATTAAACCCGCTGGTCTGTTTCCAAGAAAAACAAGTAACGGGTCGGTTCGACCTGGATGGGTGAGGACATGAAACTGAAGCAAACATTTGAGACAGAGACATATATCTCTGAAGGTGGCTATTACGCCATTAAACAAGACGATGAGGCAATCGTGTTGCTGTCACCAGAGCAACTTCGACTGTTGATTGCTGATATGAGTGAGGCAATTTCAGGTGACGCAGATTGGTGGACAAGCGAGGAAAAGGAGTAAGGCACATGCATTACTACAAAAGAAACCTCGGTGACTACGCCAAGAAAGCAGGACGTTTGTCCATGCTTCAGCACGGAGCGTTCACGCTTTTGATTGACTCGTGCTATGACCGTGAACAGTTTCCCACGTTAGAGGACGCATTGGATTGGACTTGGGCCAGTTCATCGGCAGAAGTTGAAGCGGTTGAGTTTGTTTTACGTAAATTCTTCACGCTTGAGGATGGTCGCTATGTGCAAAAGCGCATCCAAGAGGAAATTGCTGAGTATCACGCCAAGGCCACGACTAATGCCAGAATAGCACAAGAGCGTGAGGCTAAACGCAAGGACTCGTTAACGAACCGTGCACGAACCGTGAACGACACGTTACCAGAGCAACACGAACCGCCACCTAACCATAAACCATTAACCAATAACCAAGAACCATTAACCAATGCAGTTACTAACGTAACTGAGGCTGTCGCCTCAACCAGTGCTGATCAGTTGACCAAAAAAGAACTTTGGGATGCTGGCAAAAGCCTTCTCGAAAAATCAGGCGTTGCCCCTGCTCAATGCGGCTCGTTTGTTGGCAAGTTGGTCAAGGACTATGGCGAACAAATCGTTGTTGACGCAGTTCGCAGCGCGGTTGTCACGCAACCAGTTGACCCATCCGAATACCTGAAAGCAATTTGCATGCGCTCATCTGGAAAGCGCAAAGGTTCAGGCACTTCTCGCCACATGGGTTTTGAAACGATTGACTACACACAGGGGATTAATGATGACGGTTCTTTCTGACAACCATCACGACAGATTGCATTCGCTGATGATTCGCACAGGAATGGGTGCAACTATGGCAAAGATCGGGCGTATGCAGGTCAATTGCGATAGGCATGGGCCTTACATGGCTGATGGCACACGCCTGACAAGCCGCACGGTTTGGTCTGTTTGCCCAGCATGCACAGCAGACATGAATCGGCGCGATGCCGAAAAGAAGGCTGAGATTGCGCGGGTTGCATCCATCCAACTTCGCGCACAGCAGATTGAAGAAGTCGGTGTGCCAGCTCGTTTTGTTGGCAGAACGCTTGCCACCTTCAAGGCAGAGACCGAGGAACAGCGCAAGGCTTTGGTCATTGCTACCGAGTACGTCAACAACTGGTCTGACGTTTACAAAAAAGGCTCCTGGCTGGTTTTTGGTGGTCAACCCGGTACGGGGAAGAGTCACCTTGCTATCGCCATCCTTCAGGCGCTTATGCCAGCTCATGTCGGGCGTTACATGACTTGCATGGAACTGTTCCAAAAGATTCGCGGAACGTGGCGCAAGGATTCCGAGTTGTCAGAGCAAGAGGTGATTGCACAACTGGCAAACGTGCCATTGCTGGTGATTGACGAAATCGGTGTGCAGAACGGCACAGATTCCGAAATGCTGCATCTGTTCGATGTGCTGGATAAACGCTATCGGGATTTGATGCCAACGATTCTGCTGACAAACCAAAACAAGGACGGGTTCCGTCAGTTTGTTGGTGACCGTGTGTATGACCGTATGACTGAGTGCGCTAAGTGGGTTCCGTTCGCGTGGCCTAGCTATCGCCCAATTGCACGCAAGGAAATGCAAGATGCGTGATCAATTGAACCACGAAGAATTGGAAGCAATGCGAATTCTCGATGCCGTGAAGGCTGGCATTGACATTGAACAGGAAACAATCAATTGGGCACTGTGGGTGACGGGTGACTTAGTTGGACTTCGCTGAAGAATTTGACCAACACCTGAAGCATTTAGTTTGGATGTGTGACCTAGGACAAAAACACTACGCATGGCACAGAGCAAAAGAGATTGAACGCGATGACAAGCAATTCAAAGGTTTGTGTGATGCGTTGGTCAAGCAGATGAAAGAACGGAATGAAAAGTAAGGTCTGCAAAGTGTGCAAGTCTGCGTTCCATCCGATGAAGCCTCTACAAGCCGTTTGCGGGGTTGATTGCTCAATCGCATTGGGCGAGAAAAGAAAGCGCCTAAAACAGGCCAAAGAACGCCGGGAAACGGCATCGGCTGATCGTGTCAAGCATGAGAAGTTGAAAACCAAGAGTGAATGGACAAAGGAGGCTCAAATTGAGTTCAACAAGTACGTTAGGTTGCGGGACATGGGCAAGGGATGTATCTCTTGTGGATCAGCCGTGGGAAACGGTAGTCCAGGCGGTGATGGAGATGCAGGCCACTTTCGGAGCCGTGGAAGCGCGCCGCATCTCAGATTCGACGAGCGGAATTGCAACCTCCAATGCAAGCGATGTAACCGATATTTGTCGGGGAACATTTCAGATTACCGCATTGGATTAATTCAACGAATTGGATTGCAAGCAGTTGAGCAATTAGAAGCTGATCAATCTCCAAAGCATTATTCGATTGATGACCTGAAAGCGATAAAGGTTAAGTACAAAGCATTGGCTAGAGAGTTGGAGAAAGCAATTGGCTGAATCTCTATCCATCGAATTGCACAACCGCACACAGGCTTGGGCAGCAATCAAAGCGCAAGTGTTCCCGTTTTTGGCGAGTGTCCTGCAAGGTGGTCATCGTTGGGTTCTGACTATTTCAAAGAGAAAGCGCACTCCACCACAGAACAGACGCTATTGGGGGAAGGGTGTTCTGGCTCAGATAGCAGAACAGGCAACAGTGAACGGGAAGCTGTACCCGGCTGAGATATGGCACGAACAGTTCAAGCGCCAGTTCATCGGGTTTGATGAGTTGCCAAACGGTCAGGTGATAGGTAGGTCAAGCACAAAGCTGACCACAGCAGAGTTCAGTGAATTTTGCTCACAAGTTGAAGCATGGGCATCAACTGAAATGGGTGTTACTTTTTATGACTTGGAGGACAGATGAGCGCAACAGGAACAGAAGGACGCATTTGTGCAGACATTGCCAAACGTCAACAACTTGGAATCGCTAAGTACAAGACAACGGTAGAGAAAGCGAACCTCACGCTTAGACAGTGGTTACAGCACTCTTATGAGGAAAAACTCGATGACATCGTTTACATGAAACGAGCGATGGAACAGATGGATAAATCAGGGGACGATTTCAAATGACATATCGCATCAACACCGACAAGAGCGCGGCAGTCGCTACTGATTACTTTTATCTACCGATTGAGACTGCACCAAAGAACGTCTCAATCATTGGTCTATCAATCTTGGGTGTAGCAAGGATCGACAAGATAGGTAAAGACCCTGGTGATTTGGTTGCATGGGCTCCATTACCAAAGCGTCCCAACTGGCTAACAGAAAGGCACTGATGCTTAAAAAAGGCGTAACCCTAGTCAAGTTCACCCGGCCAGCTTCAGCAATGCGTCTTTGTCTGATGGCAGTTGAGAACGACCAAAGAAACAAACCCGACATCATGGAATACACAAAGCTAACTAGGGGCAAGGTCGATTCAGCATTGAGGAATCTTGCTTACATCGGTGCAATCGTTCGCAGGGAGGATCAACAGGGCAGAAGCGTTTATCAACTACCTGGGCGGATGGGGGCAGTGGCTCCTTGTCTATTAGGGGTCAGGTCGATATTTGATGTGTCTACCGCTGTTGATACTCAAACTCTCGTCAATACCCGAAAGGACTGACAAATGGCTAGACCAATTGGCAAGTTACATCAAGACGATGTAAGGAAAAAAATTCAAGCCAGTCAACTGATAAATGTCCTTCAGAATCATGCACTTGTAGGTGACTCTGAAATCAGTTTATCAAGAATGAAGGCAATCGAGATACTTTTGCGCAAGTCTGTGCCTGATTTGAGCGCGGTTACTGTCTCAGGTGACTCTGACAATCCGGTGAGCATGTCGCTGAAGGTTGAGTTCGTTAATGGCCCAGCTACCTGATTGGGCGAAGGAACTATTCAAGCCTTACCGTGTGAAATGTCTACACGGTGGGCGAGGTTCGTCTAAGTCTTGGACTATTGCAAGGGCACTCATCATTCAGGCTGCACAGAAGCCTATGAGGGTGCTCTGTGCGCGTGAGGTGCAGAAGTCAATCAAGGACTCGGTACACCGTCTCTTGTCTGACCAGATAGAGGCTATGGGTGTCGGTCATATGTTTGAGATTCTGGAAACAGAAATCAGATGTAAGAACGGTGCTGTATTCCTGTTTGCTGGTCTTGCTCAACATACCGTCGAATCCATCAAGTCTTTTGAAGGCGTGGACATTGTGTGGATTGAGGAGGCGCAGGTAGTGACTAAGCGGTCTTGGGATGTGCTGACCCCAACGATTCGCAAGCCTGGGTCTGAGATATGGATTTCGATGAATCCGGATATGGAGACTGATGAAACCTATGTTCGCTTCATTCAGAACCCACAAGCAGGGACGTTCGTTCGTCAAGTGAACTGGCGTGATAACCCTTGGTTTAACTCTGTACTTGATAACGAGCGTTTAGAGACGCTCAGACGCGATCCAGACAACTACGACAACATATGGGAAGGCCAGCCCAAACGAGTCGCTGAAGGGGCTATATATGCCCTTGAATTGGATCGGTGCTATCAAGAGGGCAGGGTGAGGCAGGTTCCTTACGATCCACTCCTATCGGTGCATGTGGTGTGGGATTTGGGATGGAACGACTCTATGGTGCTCACGTTCTGGCAGCGTAGGGCAAGTGAGGTTCTGTGTATTGACTACATCGAGGACTCATTTAAAACGCTCGATTGGTACGTAGCAGAGATTGAGAAGCGCCCTTATCGAATAGGGACGTACTTCATCCCTCACGACGGACGGTCAAGGGACTTCAAGACTGGCAAGAGTACTGAAGAAATCCTGAACGCGATGGGAAAGACTGTGGTGGTCTTACCTCAGATGAGCATCGAGGAGGGCATCAAGGCGACACGAATGATGTTTCCTAGGGTGTACTTCGACAAGGACAAGACAGTGCCCTTCCTGGAACATCTGAAGCGTTACAGAAGGACTATCAACGCAAGGACAAGCGAACCCGGCGCACCGTTACACGACGAACATAGTCACTCAGCAGATTGCGCACGTTATGCAGCTATGGCAGTGGATCAGATGGGCAACACTGAGACAGCAAAGCCCATTGTCTATAAGCGCAAGTTCATCACTTAAAATAGGCGAGCCTGTAAAGCGGTGGAACGCGATACAGGCTCTAACCAATCAGACTGTTAAGGAGTCGCCATGGCTGATGCCATTCTATCGCCCGTAAGACCGTGCAAGAACTGCGGTCAATCCAATCGCTACCCAAGCGGCAAATGCAAGCCATGCGGGGACGCAGCCAGCAAGAAGCGCCACCAAGAGAAACCAGACCAAGCTAAAGCATACCGGGCCAAGTGGTATGCGGAGAACAGCGAGTATCAAATTGCCAAGCGTATTGCGTACCGAAAGGCAAACATTGAGCAAGAACGCGAGACACGGAAAAAATGGGATGCTACTAACAAGGAAAAGATTGCAGCACAGCAAGCCGAGTACCGGGCAAATCACAAAGACCGCATAAAGCTGCGTGATGCCCAGAAGTACGCAGAGGACACAGAGCGTTGCAAGGCGTACAACAAAGCGTGGTATGCCAACAACCCTGATGCTGTCCGCATCAAGAACCAGAACCGTCGCGCCCGTATTCGTGAGGTTGGCGGTAAATTGTCCAAGGGTTTGGCTGAAAAGCTGTTCGACTTGCAAAAGGGGAAATGCCCATGCTGTAAACGTGGGCTGGGCAAGAACTATCACCTAGACCACATCGTCCCTCTTGCTTTGGGTGGAAGCAACGAGGACAGCAACGCTCAATTGCTACGGGCTGAATGCAATTTGAAGAAGCACGCAGAGCATCCGGTGTCGTTCATGCAGTCAAAGGGTTATCTGCTCTGAACTTCTACCAATAACAAAAATGCCATGGAAATGAGGAATGCCATGGCAAAGATGACCGATGACGAACTGCTTGATTTGTTGCGACGGAAAGAGGAAGCCTCTGCCGACTATGTTCATGGTCAACTGGGCCAAGAGCGTGAGCAACTCATGCGCGAATACCATCGCATGCCTTATGGGAATGAGGAAGAAGGCAATTCGCAGATAGTCGCCTCAGACGTAAGCGATAGTGTGGAATGGGTGTTACCCGCTCTGCTCAAGGTGTTCACCAGCACCGACAAAGCCGTTTCCTTTGAGCCTTCACGCGAGGCAGACGTAAAGCCAGCAGAGCAAGCCACTGATGCCTGCAACTATGTGTTTTACCGTCAAAACAACGGTTTCTTGGTGCTTTATACAGCACTGAAAGACGCGCTCACAGTCCGTAACTGCGCTGTCAACTGGCGCAAAGAGTCGAAGGAAACAGTCTCAAGCATCCCATTCAAGGGTGCTACGGGCGAAATGCTGGCAATGATGCTGCAAGAGCCTGATACAGAGATTGGCGAGGTGTCTGACCCGCAGGTTGTCCCTGATCAGATGGGAATGCCTGTGGAAATCTATTCAGGCCGCATCAAAAAGACTGAGAAAAAGACAGTCATCAAGGTCGAAGCGTTCTCTCCCGAGGATTTGCTGGTTGATCGTGAATGGACATCCCCACTTCTGGAAGATTGCCCATACGTCGCACGGTTGATGCCTGTCACGCTGACGGACCTCAAGCTGATGGGATTCAAGAACGTCACGGCTGATGACCTTCGCGCTTCAGATCAGGCTGATTACTCCGCAGACGCTGATTTCCGTCTGTCCAAGATCAATCAGAACGACAGCCTATCAACTGCTGGCAATGCTTGGGGTGAAGATCACTCGCAAGATGAGTCAATGGCAGAGGGTTGGCTGCGGATTGAGTACGTTGAGGTTGATGCAGACGGTGACGGTGTGGCTGAACGGCTGGAAATCTACCGTTTGCGCGAGAAGATTCTGAAAAAGGAAGTGGTTTCGCACGTTCCTATCGCTACGTTCTCACCCATCCTGAACACGCACCGTTGGGACGGGATGAGCATGGCTGATGCCGTGTCAGACCTTCAGAAGCTGCACACTGAGTTGCTGCGTCAAACGCTGAACAACCTGTACTTGACCAACAATCCAAGGACAAAGGTTCTCACAGACGCTAACTGGTCGCCACTTGCCAACATTGATGACCTGCTTGATTCAAGGGCTGGTGGGATCATCCGTCAACGCGACATCAACGCTGTTACTGAACAAGTAACCCCGTTCGCTGCTGGTGCGTCAATGCCCATGCTGGAATACGTCCAAGGCATGAGGGAGAACCGCACAGGTGTATCCCGCACCTCTATGGGTCTCAACCCTGACAGCCTGAACAACACAGCTACGGGTCGCCAGATTGACCAATCAGCCGCACAGCAACGCATTGAACTGATTGCGCGTATCGCTGCTGAGATCCTGTTGAAGCCTATCTTCAAAGGCATTCTGAAGCTGTTGACAGATGGCGACATGGAGAAACTGGCGTTCCGGTTAAGGGACGAGTTTGTTGAGTACGACCCGAATGAGTGGCGTGACTCATATGACATGACCATTCACGTCGGTTTGGGTACTGGTGACCGTATGGCTCAAACACAGAGCCTGATGTCTATTTGGCAGATGCAACAAGCCGCGATGCCTATGGGTATCGTGACCCCCAAACACCTGTATCAGACTGCGGTGAAGGTGATCGAAAACGCAGGGTTCAAGGATGTGCAATCGTTCCTGCAAGACCCGTCTAAGCAGCCACCACAGCCACCACAGCCACCACTTCCTTTGCAGATTGAGCAAATGAAGCTTCAGGCTGACATGCAGAAGTTCCAAGCTCAAGCACAGGCTGAGATTCAGAAGTTCCAAGCTGAGACACAGCAGACGATGGAAGTTGAGAAGCTGAAAGCACAGGCCAAGCTGCAAGAGGTTCAGGCTAATCTGGAACTGCAAGCCTCAAACGACCAGCGCGATGCACAGCGTGAGGCAATGAAGGCTCAGTATGAGGCGCAGCTAGAGCAACTTCGGTTGGAGCTGGACAAGTACAAGACTGACCAGGACAACCGCACACGCATTACGGTGGCTCAGATTTCCAAGCTGGGTGCAGAGGAAGCAATGCAAGTCGATATGCCAATGGATGCGCCAGCCCCCAAGCCTCACGAAATGATGGCACAAGCTATCGCAATGCTGGCTGAGAAGCTAGACCGTCCCAAACAAGTAGTGCGGGATGAGTCAGGCAAAGTGATTGGAGTTGCCTGATGGGTACGCCTGCAACTGGAACGGGGACGGTTGACTTTGGTACAGGGTCAACAACGACAACTGTTCAGGTGTCTGCGCCTGACATCGAGGCAGATCAGAAAGTCGAAGCGTGGCTAGTCCCCATCGATTCCGCGAACAACACAGCAGACAACCACTGGATCGAGGACTTGACCGTCATGGCTGGCCCTGCTGTTCCTGGCGTTGGTTTCACCGTTTATGCCAAGTGCAACACCTTGCAAGCGCACGGCATCTACAACTTCAATTTCGTTTACGCATAAGGCTTTCAAATGTCCATATCACTCATTGGTAACAACGGCTCAACGATTGCCACTAACGCGAACCCTATACCGGTTGCGTTGTCGCCTGACAGCAGCCACGAGGTCTGTTATCAACACGATGGCTTTGCTCTTGATTCGTTTGAACGTCTGCGTACCTCTGACGCTCGTATTGCATTTGAGTACACCTTTGGCGCTTTGGTCACATCTTCTGCCACGACCATTTGGGAATCAACAGCGGTTGCGTCAGGCACTCAAGCTCTGACAACGAACCTTTACGGTACTGAGTTGAATACCTTGGTGGGTACGGGTACGGGTTACTGGATTCAAGCATTCAACCATGTTCGTTACGCTCCGGGCATCTCCACGCTGATGCGCTTCACGTTCAACTTCAACACGCCAATCACCAACTGCCGCAAACGGGTTGGTATGTTCACAGACCAAGGGACATATCCATCAACCGCTGGTGATGGCCTGTATCTGGAACAAGACGGGAACGCAGTGAGTGTGGTTCGCCGCTATATGACAACAGGCGGTACAGGTGCTGAAGAACGAGTGTTTCAGGGTAACTGGAACATGGACAATCTTGATGGCACTGGTGCTTCTGGAATTGATCTGGATTGGACGCTTGCACAACACTTGGTTGTTGAGTTCCAGTGGCTTGGCGTGGGCACCATTCGCTTTGGTTTCGAGACAAACAAGGGCATCATATGGGCGCATGAGATTGTCAGCGTCAACGCTCTGTCCACAGCATGGAGTCGTACAGGTTCGATGCCAGTTCGTGCAGAGATTCATGCTAACGGTGCGTTGGCTCAAGCTGGTAAGTTGACACTGATCAACGTGGTTGTTCTCCAAGAAGGTGATGTGCTGGACATGCGTGGATGGCGGTACTTCGGTGCGACATCTGGTGCTACTGCCAAGGTTGGTGGCACTGCCGCCGGTCTGTATCCCGTAGCGTCTCTCCGCGCTGCATCAACTAACGACTTGACCAAACGCGCAAGGATCATCCCTACATTCATTGATGTGACCGTGGCTGTTGCTGCTACTGGTGCAACATCGTTGCAGGTGGCTCTGTTGATGAACCCAACACCTAACACTGGTGCTACGTTCGCAACAACTGTCGCAGGTTCAGTAACAACGGTTGATACGATTGCCACAGCAACCACTGCGGTTACAGGTTCGGCAATTGCTACATGGGTCATTCCCAACGCTGTGGGACGGTACACCTTCGATCTCGCCACAATGAACGACAACAACAACCTGATTGGCTACAACGCCGCAGGTACGGTTGCCATTACTGGGCCTTCTGTGCTGACTCTCGCAGTTGGCCCGTTGTCTGGAACGACAACTGTTGCCCCTACGGTTGTTGCAGCGATCAACTGGAAAGAAATGGTTTAACCCATGTCCCTGCTGCTTGCTCTCGTTGGTACACCACCAGCACCGCCAGCAGCGGGGCGTGAGATTGAATGGGTCTTTGTTGAGACCGTATTCGACAAGATCAAGAAGAAAGCACAAGCCGCTGCGCTGAAGTTCAAGAACAGGACTCTCAGACGCAGGGCAAAGGCTATCGAAGTCAAAGCCGCAGAACTGTTCATTGCTGAACCGGAAAACGCTGAGACAAAGTTCCGCGCACTCATGCGGGAGTGGTCAGAGCAACAGCCTGAACAGGTACAGGGGTTCGACCCGCTTGAAGAACTGTTTGCCGCACAGATTGCTTTCCAGATTCAGCAGATCAATCAACGGATTGCCTTTGAACAGGATGAGGAAGAAGCAATCCTGGCACTCTTGATGTCCTGACCGTCTACCAAATTTGACAATGCGCCAAATGACTGAACAGCAACAGGTTCTCAGAGGCCAAGAAGCCGCGCAAGTACTCGACAACGAGGCTTTCAAACTGGCTATGGACTCACTGCGTCAGAGTGGAATTGATGCCATGTTGGCCTGTCCTATTAGGGACAACGAGGGCAGATTGCTCCTGGCTCAGTATGTGAAGGTTGTCGACAAGTTCAAGTCTGATTTGATCTCGATGATCGAATCAGGCAAGTTTGCACAACGACAGTTGGACATTGACAAGATGCGTAACGAACCGAAGGCACGGCAGTTCGTTCGCAAGGTTCTCGGGTAAGCATCTACCCTTCGCGTCCGTAGAGATACGCCGCAGCCGCTCCTGATGCTTTAGGGGGGTGGTTTTGATTTATGGAAACCAATGGAAAACGAACACGCGCAAGCACTCGATTCCGGTTTGTCTGGATTGGCTGACTTCCTTGCGGACACGCCTAGCGCACCCGCTGATGAGGAAGATGAAGCCGAATTGACCGCTGACGAATCCACCGCAGATAGCGACACGGATGAGGAAGCAAACGCCGCACAGGACGAATCCGAGGAAGATGATTCCGACGAGGAAAACGCCAAGCCTACAAGCGAGCGAAAGATAGCCGTACCTATCAAGGCAGAGGACGGAACCGACACGACAGTTGAAGTCGATGAAACAGAACTTGTGAAGGGTTATCAGCGACAAGCTGACTACACTCGTAAAGCACAGGCTCTCGCAGAGCGTGAAACGCAAGCAGTCGAATTCCTGAAGTCCAAACACGACGAGATTCGCAGCCAATACCTGCAACAAGCCGAAGCCGCAAGGATGGCAGTTGCTCAGATGGCTGGAATCAAGACCGAAGCTGAACTGGCGGAGCTTGCACAGCAAGACCCTGCCGCTTGGGTGGCTGAAGTCCAGCGCCAAAAACAGATTGGCGGTTTTCTCCAAGGTCTTGACCAGCAACTGATGCAAGAGCGTCAACGCGCTGCGATGGAAGCACAGCAACGTCAGCAACAGGCACTGCAAAGCCAGTTCCAAAAGACTTGGCAAGTGCTGCAAGCCGAGAAGATCGACAAACCTACTCTGGCGAAGATATACGAAGGCACAGCCAAAACCTATGGGTTTACACCTGAGGAACTTGGAAATGTGTATGACCACAGACTCGTAAAGCTGATGCGTGATGCAACCGCATATCAGCAACTCAAGGCAGCAAAGCCTGAAGTCACTCGCAAGGTGACAGAAGCGCCCAAGCTACCTGCAAAACAAGCCCCTGCGGCTGAAGTTCGTCAACGCAAAGCCTTGGACACAAAGTTCCAATCAGGCCGCGCCAAGTTGAATGACCTCGCTGCATATCTGCGTTAAATCTATCTCTTAGGAGCATTAAATGACCGTCCCTACAAACCTGTATCAGAAAGCATCCCTCAAAGGTGACCGCGAGGATCTGATCGACAAGATTTTTAACACCAGCCCCACAGAAACACCTGTGGTTTCCAGCATTGGTCGCACTACTGCAACCAACACCTATCACGAATGGCAGCGTGACAGCTTGGCAGCAGCCAACGCCGACAACGCCGCGATTGACGGTGATGACGCAACGATGGAAGCCCAGACGCCTACTGAGCGTGTCGGTAACTACATGCAGATCTTCCGCAAGGTCAAGGGTGTTTCCCGTCGTGCAAACTTGGTGAAAAAGGCTGGTCGCGGTTCAGAATTGGCTTACATCAAAGCCCAAGCCATGCTGGAATTGAAGCGTGACATTGAAGCAATGGTGCTGTCCAACAACCCCGCAGTTGCTCCTACCACTTCTGTGGCTGGTAAGTCTGCTGGTCTGGGTGTGCAGTCCTACGCCAACGCACTGCACAACGGTGCTGGCGCAACGGCATCTTGGACTTCTGGCGCACCTACTACCGCAGTGACTGCTGGTACAAACCGCGCTCTGACTGAAGCCCTGCTGAAAACAGCCTGCCAGAACGTCTACACAGCGTCCGGTGGTGTTGCCGATCAGGTCTATATGTCACCCAGCCACAAGGCTACATTCTCCGGATTCACCGGTATTGCTGCGAACCGTGTTGACCTGAAAAAGGGTACACAACAAGGGATCGTAGTATCTGGCGCAGACGTGATGATTAGCGACTTCGGCGCACTTTCTATCATCCCACACTACCTTATGTCTGGTGCAACAGACGTGTTCTTGCTGAACACTGAGTACATCGACTTGGCTGTGCTGGACGGTTTCAAGACCGAAGAACTGGCAAAGACCGGCGACAGCGACAAAGTGATGATCATCACCGACTGCGCTCTGGCTGTTCGTGCTCCCAAGGCAATCGCTAAGATTTCCAATTTGACCGCCTGATAAGCAGTCACCCCACAGAAGCCCCCTCGGTTCGCCCTGGGGGCTTTTTTACGCCCGTCTACCAATAGCAAAAATGCCTTACCAACTGCAAGGAGTTGGTCAATGAGAGGCACAAGCGAATCATTCCGTCTTGACGAGGGTGTCAATCGTCACGGCATCCATACGGAACTGATCTTCCAAGGTGACGAGGTAATCAAGAGCCAAACATACGACGCTCAACCATTCCTTGAGGCTGCGCACCGTGCGCGTGTTGAAACCGCTGGGCAACGCTGGGGTGAGATGCGCAAAGTGGGAACCATCCCAATGGCTGTGTACGCCAAAGCAATGGAAATCCAAGACCAACAAGAGCGTCAGAAATATGTTCTTGGCTGGTTGAAGGCCAATCCCCTGATGGTCACCTTTGACAAATTTTTGCTCAAATGAACTACACAGACCTTCAGGCAAACATTGCCACCTACATGCACAGGACTGACCTCACAACGGTCATTCCTACATTTATCCAATTGGCTGAAAGCAGCCTGTTTCGTGAGATTTCCCCTCCTGAAACTGAGGTAGTCGCAACAGGTGTGACGGTCTCAGGTTATGCCGTACTCCCAGCAGATTTCGGGACTCTCCAGCGCATCACAGTCACCTCTAGCGGTGTCACTCGGGCACTGGAATACATCAACTTGGCGAACGTCGGGACAGAGGTTCAACAGAACCCCGGTTACTACACGTTTGAGGCTGGAAAGCTCCGCATCTACGGCACTTCAGACGGTCAGGCGTACACGCTTCATTACCTTCCCGGAATGGAGGCTCTGAGCGACACAAACACCTCCAATTGGTTGCTGGCAAACGCTCCTGACCTGTACCTGTACGCCTCATGTCTTGAGGGTGCGAAGTACATCAGAGATGACACGGAAGGCGTGAAGTTGCTGACCCTTGTCACAGCCATGACCGACTCGGTTCGAAGGTTGGCAGAGCGCAAAGGCGTACCGGCTTCCGGGCCATTACAGATCAAAGTGAGGAACGCGGTATGACCGTCGAAGTCGCAACCTATATTGACACGCTGGATGCCACCTATCCAACGTCAAACGATCCAAAAAGCGAAGGTGACAACCATCTTCGACTGATCAAAAACGCAATCAAGGCAACGTTTCCAAACATCACTGGCCCGGTCACAAAGACACAGGCGCAACTGAATGCAACTGCTGGGGATGTAACCGGCCCTGCATCATCTGTTGATAACACATTGCCACGATTTGACAGCACTACCGGGAAACTGCTTCAAAGCTCTGGTGTAACGGTGGATGACAGCAACAACATAACAGGCATTGCCTCCATTAACGGCGGTCAGCTTGCAGGGATGCGCAACAAGATCATCAACGGCAAGATGGAGATTGCCCAGCGGGGGACGAGTTTCCCGGCTGCTGCTGCCACCGCATTTACGCTTGATCGTTGGGCAAATTCCAATATATCAGCGGCAGTATTAACAATATCCCAGCAGGCTGATGTTCCATCTGGAAATGAATTCAGGTCTAGCCTGCGGTTTGCAGTAACAACGGCAGATACAAGCATTGCCGCAAGTGATCGCGCAGAGGTGCGGTACGTGGCTGAAGGATATGACGCACGTGATTTGATAGGGCGCACGTTTACTTTTTCGTTTTGGGTTCGGTCAAGCAAGACGGGTATTCATTGCGCCGCATTCAGAAACACGGGTGGTGACAGAAGCTACGTCACAGAATACACAGTCAATGCCGCAAACACATGGGAACAGAAGTCCGTCACAGTTTCAGGTGGTTTGATCACGGCTGGCACATGGGATTGGACAACCGGGCAGGGTTTGATGATTGCCTTTGCCCTAGCCACAGGGACAACATTCCATGCCGCAAAAGACGCATGGCAAACAGGTAACTTCCTTGGCACTGCAAACCAAGTCAACGTGCTCGACACAATCGGCAACATCTTTGCAATCACAGGCGTTCAACTTGAGGTCGGCAGCGTTGCAACGCCTTTTGAGCATCGGCCATTCGGTGCTGAATTGCAGTTGTGTCAGCGGTACTTTGAGAAAAGCTACAACCAAGCAAACGCACCCGGCGCTATCTCTGCGTCAGATTCAACATATTTTCTTTCGCCCGCAACAAAAGTGGCACAACCTGTTCAGTTCAAAGTTGCAAAACGAGCAATTCCAACTATTACGTTTTATTCGACTTCAACAGGTGCAACTGGAGTTGCTTATGACGGAATATCAAACATAGCGGTTGGCACTGGTTCTGTTGTGGGTGAAAGCTCAATGCTGATATATGCGTCAGTCGGCTTCACCGTGAATAGCGAAGTTCGCTCCCACTGGACAGCCTCCGCAGAACTGTAAGGAATCACCATGTACCAATTGACAAATTCCACATCGGTTTTGCGTTTATCCGACAGTGCATGCATACCCGCAGACACGGGAAACACGGACTATCAGGCTTACCTGAAATGGGTAGCTGAAGGCAACACGCCACAACCTGTACCACCTACTCCGCAAGTCATTCCGCAGTCAGTGACCATGCGCCAAGCGCGGCTGGCTTTGCTGGCAATCAACAAACTGTCAGCCGTTGACGCAGCCATTGCAAGCATTGAGCCTGAAGCGCAGCGCCAAGCCATTCAGATCGAATGGGAGTACGCCGCTACCGTAGACAGGGACAGTCCTTGGGTGGCTGGTTTGGCCCCTGCATTGGGTCTGACAAGCGATGACCTCGACAGTCTGTTTGTGTTCGCTGCTGGGCAGTAACCCATGAAAGTCAGCTTCAAAAACTGCGGCAAGGGCACTGTCAAAGATGCCTCGCCTGAAGAACTTGGCACAGACGTTTGGTCTGACAGTTTGAATGTTCGCTTCCGCAACGGATACGCTGAAAAGTTCAGAGGTTTGGCGCAGGTTTTTGACTCGACTACGGTTCTGCCTAACTGGTTGGGTTACTACGAAATCAGTTCGAAGCGGTATTTCGTCCATGCGTCCGCTGCAAAAGTCTTTGTAGACGATGGCGTAACAAGGACAGAAATCACCCCTACGTCTGCACCTACCGGCTCCTTCGACAACCGTTGGTCAGGTGGCGTGTATTCCGGTAATTTGGTGATGAACAACGGTGTTGACGTTCCTACCTACTGGGGCGGGAATGTTGCCAACGACTTGGTTTCTCTCCCCGGCTGGAACTCAGCATGGCGCGCTCAGATCATCCGCCCGTTCAAGGAGTACCTGTTAGCGTTCAACGTCACCAAGTCATCGACCAACTACCCGTACATGGTTAAGTGGTCGGCTGCGGGTGTTCCTGGCTCGATGCCTTCGTCTTGGGATGAGACAGACCTGACAAAAGACGCTGGTGAAAAAGACCTGTCCGAGACAACTGATTTGATTGTTGATGCACTCCCGTTCGGTGACGGGTTGATTGTCTACAAACAGCGTTCGATGTTTCAGGTGTCATTTATCGGGCAACCGTACATCTTCCGGTTTCAGCGCCTTCAAGGTAGCGATGGCTTGATGGCTCCGGGTTGTGTCACCGATACCCCAGTAGGTCATGTGTTCGTGTCAAACGGTGATGTGATGCTGTTCAACGGGTCACAAGCAACCTCGATTGCTGACGGTGTGGTCAGGGAATATCTGTTCCGCAATATGTCATCCGACTACTACGCTCGGAGTTTCGTGACGACCAATCCACAGAAGCAAGAAGTGTTGATCTGCTACCCAGAGGAGGGGCAGCAGTATTGCACCAAGGCAGCTATCTGGAACTGGAAAACAAACACCTGGGCATTCCGTTCACTTCCCTCTGCGACGTATGGCGTAACGGGTCAGATTTCATCGTCCATCGGCATCATTCGCTGGTCAGACGATTCTGATTCTTGGGACTCTGACCCATCTATTTGGGTGGAAAACGAGTACGCAGCAAACGAGGCTAGATGCCTCCTTTCATTCACCGACAAGATCGGCGCGTTTGACATTGGCCCTGATGACTTCGGGACAACCTTCAGTTCATACGTCGAAAAGGCTGGCATGTCCTTGGATGACTCGCAAGCCATGAAACTGGTTCGGACTGTCCTACCAAAGTTCGACTCATCCGGTGCAACGATGTCTGTCAGTGTGGGGTCGTCTGACATTCCAGACGCAACACCTACCTATGCGACTGCATCCGATTTCGTATGCGGTACGGACTTCAAGACTGACGCGATGGTGAATGGTCGGTATATCGCGGTGAAGTTTTCCAACACCTCAAAAACACCGTGGCGCATCCGTTCGTTTGATCTGGATGTTGTCCCTGCTGGGGTGTACTGATGAGCCTCTACATCAAGGGTATTCCCACTGGTACGCCTGAATCGTACCTCTCGTTTGAGTTGGAAAAGGTTCAGAGGGCATTCGCTGACCCAAACGAATTCCTCTTGTTGCAGAACCGCGCAAAGGCTCCTGAACGGGCGAGAGTAGGCATGGTTGCACTGGCAGACGGTACGAATTGGAACCCCGGATCAGGGGCGGGTGTGTACTGCTACCACTCCGGACAATGGAACAAATTGGGCTGATTGATCAGCGGGAAAGGTAAAAACATGTCAAGTCTTTTCGGAGCTTATGACCCCACTCAGGGGACTTACTCTGCCTCGCAAATCTCAGCCCCTGCTGCATCGACTTCACCGGCAATCCTTGATGCAGAACAAGCTGCCCGACAAGCCACTTTGAACCTCGGAATGGGGCCAGGATACGCTCAAGGCGTTGACCCTTCCGTCTATCAAACACTGTATTCCACAAACGCGCAGGGGCAGGTTGTTCGCAACTCTGACGGTTATGTTGCACCGTGGTCTGCAAACCAGATTCAGAACCCCAACGCGCAGCAGTATTACCAACAAAACCCGCAAGAACTGTTCGCCTTGGGTGCTTTGGGTGGTGGCGGTGGTCAAGGTTACTTTATGGATGCTGGTGTTCGTGGTACTAACCTGAAATATGGGCAGTTGAACCCTGACCAGTGGTATCAAGGATACACATCAAACTTTGCTGACGGATGGGATCAGAACGTCAACAACGGTTACCGCTGGGCAGGTCAAGACTCGCAACCCGTAGGCCAGAACAAGGCTGGCGGAACGATGAACGCAGGTGTTAGTTCCGGCGGCAATGTCGGCTCATCCGGTGGCTCTGCTGGCGTTTCTGGTGGTGGCTACGGTGGTGCATCCGGTGGCAGTTCATCCACCACAACCACAACACAACCATCAAACACGCTGAACCCTTACCTGACTCAGGCACAACAGGCTTTGACGCAACAGGCAACGGATAACCTGAACCGCAACATCCTCCCCGGCATTTCCAGTTCTGCCGCGTCTACGGGTAATTTCGGTGGATCGCGTCAGGGCGTGGTTGAAGCAAATGCGATTCGTGATCTGAACCAACAAATCACCAACGGCATGGCTGGCTTGTCTTACAACGCATACAACTCAGCACTGAATGCAGGGTTGCAACAGCAGTCAATCGACAACTCCTACAACCTTGGACTTGGTAACCTGAACCTCGGTTATAAAAACTCCGACAACAATTTCTACACCGCACAACGTGGTCAAGATTTGCAATCTACGGCACTGGGTGCGCAGTTGCTTGGTCAGAGCAACCAGAACTATCTGAACGCTGGAACCGGCATTTCAAACGTCGGTACATCCATACAGCAAGCCCCTTGGCAGACCATCGGCAACTTCAACAACACCGTTTCCCCATACACAGGGTTCGGCAGCACGACCACAAACAGCCAAAACGCAAACCCTTGGGCGCAAGCCTTGGGCGGGGCGGCACTTGGCAGCCAAATTGGCAAGCTCTGGTAACCAAATTGGCACACTTTTATAAGGGGTAAAGCATGGCACTGTTCGGCACAGATTGGCTAACGGGTGATCTTCTGGGTGCAGCCATTGGCGCAGTGGCTGGTGCATCAAGCGGCGGCAACGAGTCAAAGCAAAGCACGACCATTGATCCTCGCATTGCAAAGTACATATACGGTGCAGACGGTACAACCGGCACACTGGCAGACGCGAACAGCATCTATCAGCAGCAGATGGGTACGGGTGGTCTGAACGACTTGCAGCGGCAAGGTCTGTCAATGGTGCATCAGTACCTGACTTCTCCGCAATACATGCAGGGCAATCAGACGCTCTACAACATGGGTACAGACCTTTTGGCTGGTGGTGTGGCGGGTAACCCCTACACCAAAGGGCAGGGGAGCAAAGGCGGCGGCGCAGCGGTTGGTGGTGGTTTCCAGTTCAACACTCCTGGCTCTGGATCGCTTCAGCCCATCGTCCCACAACGTCCCACCGCTCCTGTAACAGGCGCACAAGTTGCACCAGTTCAACAACCCGGCATTCAGCCCGGTCAAGGTGGGCAGGGTGGTCGCAACACGCTTTCACAGTCGAATTACCAGCCCACTGAGCGACAAGGCGGCGGCTTGGGTGGCGCTGCTCCCGGTGGTCAGGGTATCAGCAACACAGGTGTGAACAACGCCTTGGGTGCGCTTGCAATTGGCAGCAACCCGATTGCCCGGATGCTGTCGCCAATGCCAGCTCTGGTAGCTCGGATGGTCGGCGGCTCTATGGCTGACGGTTACGCAGACAAGATGGGCACAGCAGCAAACAAGCTGGCTGCAAACCAATCAATGACCGATTCAGGCATGGGCACTGTCAGCGATGAGTCGGGCAACGTCCGCACCTACTCAAGCCCAGCAACGATAGCCGCACAAGACGCAGTGATGAATCTTGGGATGGGCGTTCCACAGCCTGACGCTGGTGTGGATATGGCAAACATCAATGACCGTCACATCGCTGCTTACCTAGCGTCCATCGGTGGCGGTTCATTGAGCCCAAACGATCCTGGCTATGGCTGGGGTGTGCGTGGTTCTCGCGGTGGCTTCAGCGGTGGTTACGGTGGTGGTATCGGTCAATCTGGCGGCAATGCTGCTGGCATGGGCAGCAATCAGGGTTAAGGGGCAAACATGGCAGGCTTACTAGGCGATACATGGGACGACCCCAAAACTCAAGCGGTCATGTCTTTGGCTGCGGGTCTATTGGGCGGCGGCAACTTCGGTCAAGCTCTTGGGCGTGGTTTGGGTGGGTATCAGGAAACGATGGGCAACGCCAAGAAACAGGCGCTGCTTGATGAACAGATGCAGTGGAAGCGTGATGAGATGGATCGGGAAAAAGCCAGCCGTCAAACCATGCAAGAAATGATCGGTCGACTTGACCCACGCCTGCAAGGCATGAATGGCCCTACGGTTGACTTCAAGCCGCGCGAAGTTGATCCGTTCACATCAAGTCTGTATGAGCTTGCAAAGGCTGACCCGACAAAGTACGGACAGACCTACATTGCTGCGCTCAAGCCCAAAGAAGCCGAGTACAAGACGGTCGGAAACAACTTGCTGAGAGTCACAGGCAATAAAGCAGAAGAAGTCTATTCGGCTGATGCGAACGACCCAAATCGCCCATTTATGCGCGTGAATGGTCAGATTGTGCCGAACAGTGCGTATCAACAGTTTGAGCTTGAAAAGGCGCAACGTGGCGCGGCTCGGACAAACGTCAGCACAGTGGTTGACGCTGCACCAAAAGCCTTCTGGCAAGACTTCGGCAAGAGTGCAAGCGATACCCTGTTTAAAGAACGAGAGTCCGCACAGGCTGCGGCTGGAACCCTGCAAAGCGTTGCAGAGATTCGCAGGGCTGCGGACGGTGGTGCGTATCAGGGCGCTGGTGCAGAACTTAAGCTGGGTGCGGCAAAGGCGCTGCAAGGTTTGGGGATGCCTTATGACGCAAAGACAGTAGCGAACAGCGAACTGTTCAACGCGCAAGCCAATCAGTTTGTGCTGAACAGTATCAAGGGGCTGGGCGCTAACCCATCCAACGCTGACCGTGAGTTTATTGAAAAGACGGTTCCACGCCTATCAACAGACCCGGCTGCACTCCCTCAGTTGCTGAACTTCATGGAAGGTAAAGCGCGAGGCCAGTTGACCAACTACAACGCAAAGGTTCGGAACGTGCAAGGTCAGCCCGGTGGGCAAGCCATTCCGTTGAGTTTGGAAGTTCCTATTCCAGAAGTCACCGCACCAAAAGCGCCAGCGTCAGCAATGCCATCCTTGCCCACAGCAAACGCAAGCAACAAAGGCAGGGTGATTCTTGATCAACAGACCGGGCAGCGGTTGCGCTCCAACGGTATGCAGTGGATGCCTGAAAAATGAGCCGCTACGTATACGCCGACGAGGAACCACAAGGGCGCTACGTCTTTGTGGATGACACACCCACAGTCGTAAAGGCTGGGCGTGAACTGAACGACATTCCCCGTCAAGTCGGCTTGACTGCTCGACATGGAATTGAGGGACTTGCAGAGGCTGCGCAACTGGTCACAGAGCCGATTGCAGGTCTTATGCGTATGGGTGGCATCAACACCAAACCACTGCGCCAGATTGCGTCCGAGTTCTCTGACTCTATCGGTCTGCCTACTCCGCAAAACGCCACTGAAAGAGTGGTTGGCGATGCATCCAGATTGGTCGCTGGTGGTGGTGGCGTGATGGGCGCGGCTAGTGGTCTTGCGAGGGGTACATCAGGGATTGCGCAAAACGTATTCAATGCGCTTGCATCTAATCCATTACAGCAGACCACTGCGGCGGCTGGTGCTGGTTTGGCTGGTGGCGCATCGCGAGAGGCTGGTGGCGGTGATCTTCATCAGGCTGGCGCGGCTTTGTTGGGTGGCGTTGCTGGTGGTTTGCTTCCTGGCGTGGCAAACACAGCGGCAACAGCAGTAAAAGGGTTCGCAAACAAGCTCACACAGACCCCAGCGCAAATTGACCAGCAATTAAGTGTTGTGTTTGAGCGTGTTGGCGCTGATTACAGTCAAGTGCCTGAGAAGGTTCGTCAATCACTTCGCAAAGAGGCTGCAACGGCACTTGCACAAGGCAAAGACCTGAACCCTCAAGCACTGGCACGGCTGGCAGATTTCAAGGCGTTGAACGTCACCCCGACAAAGGGAATGGTCACGCTTGACCCTGTGCAGATCACGCGAGAGCAAAACCTTGCCAAGATGGGGGCAAACTCTGCCGATGGTGAGTTGCAAGGTCTTGCAAGAGTTCAAAACGACAACAATCAGCGGTTCATTCAAGTACTGAATGAAGGCGGGGCAAACCGTGGGAATGTAGACGCTGCTGGAAACTTGGTTGTCGGTGCTGTAACTGGTCAAAGAAATGCGCTTCGTAGTGCAGAGCAAGCCGCATGGAACGAGGCTAAAGGTTCACCAGGGTACACACAGCCTATTTCGTCTGGTGTCATCAGCGACATGAACGCAGCGCTGGGCAGTGAAGGCTTGATGCCTTTCATGAACCCAACAATTAGCCGCTACATGGAAGCTTTCCAGACCGGGCAACCATTTACCCCGCAGGCTTACCGCAACCTTCAATCCATGCTGGCTCGGGAAATCTCCAAAGGTGGTAACGAGGGTGCTGCTGCTTCTTTGGCCCGTAGAGTGTTGGAGCAATCAGACCTTCGCCCTGCTGGGTTTGCTGATGCTGGCAATTCGCTTGTAACGCCTCGTATGGCTGCTGGCATGAGAGCGGCTGATCAAGGCGCAACAGATGCCATTGATGCCGTGAACAGGGCTAGGGCTGCAACTCGTTCGGCGTATGCATACGAGGAGTCATCCCCTTTGGTTCGGAGCGTTCTATCTGATGGTGCGACTAGTGATCCGCAAAGGATTGCACAGCGTTTTGTGATTGGCGGCACTGCGCGTGAAGCCGCAGACGTTGCCCAACAAGTTGGCCCACAAGGTCAGATTGAAATCAAAAATGCGCTGGTTGCACATCTGAAAGAAAAGGCACTGAACCAGAGTGCTGATGAGGTCGGCAAGTTCAGCCAGAGTGCTTACAACAAAGCATTCCAAGACCTTTCCCGTAGCGGTAAGTTACAACTGTTTTTCAGTCCTGAAGAAATTGGACAGTTAGAGCGTTTGGGTCGGGTGACTTCATACGCTCAAGTTCAGCCTGTTGGCGCTGCTGTCAATAACAGCAATTCTGGCGCATTGCTGCTTGGTCGTGGTGTTGATGTGTTGAACAAGCTTCCCGTGCTTGGGCCGATGTTTGGGCCAGCACTGAAAAACATTGATGTGAGCCTTCAGCAACGTGCGGCACAGAACGTCGCACCGGGTCTCTTGGCTAGGCAACCGAAGCAGAGCATCAACAGTGGGTTGCTTGCGCCTGTCACCGCATACAGCGGCGGGTTACTTGCTGCGCCAATGGTTAATGACCGCTAAAACGCACAGTGCGCCGATGAATCCTAGGAATATGGGATCGAAGTGCATTGTCGGATTATGGGCGTGAATTTGGTAACAGCCTAGCGACACTTGGGTAACGCGAATACGGGTTTACCCATGTCCTACCTGCTCAATGTTGCCATTGCTTTTGACCAGGGCTTAAACGCTCTGCTGTTGGGGAGTCCTGACGAAACATTGTCATCTAGGGCATATCGCACTGACCGTGACGGAAAGGTGTTCGGCAGGGTGTTTAGGCCAGTGATTGACATCATCTTTTTCTGGCAAGACCGCCATTGCTTTCAGTCCTATCTGGCTGAAGTCCACCGTCGCCAACTCTCAAAAAACTTCAGGTGAAGCTATGGATTTTCAGGGAAGCCGATTTCAGGATGACGATGGCGCTACAAGACGCAGGGGTACTGATCCCATGATCGAAGTCCTTGTCCACAAGGTGACAAAGATGGAAACATCTCTTGAAAAAATGGCAGACGCAATGTCTCGCCTTGCAGTCATTGAAGATCGACAGACCTCAGACAAAGCAGCACTTGAACGGGCTTTCTCAGCTATACAAAAGACAGACGAAAAGTGCGCAGCAGCATTGGACAAAGTGCTGACAAAGATCGAACTGAACGATAAGCGCATTGACGAACTGGAAAAAGCCGCACCGCTCTACAACCAAACACAGCAGTGGGTTTCCAAGGGTATGTGGGCAATCGTTGCTGCTGCTGCGATGTACGTCGCAAAGAAAGTAGGGTTCATCACATGACCCCATCAGAACACCGTGAAGCAATGTCTGGGTTGTGTATTGCAACGATCACCAGCCCTGCCGAATCTCGCATGAGACTGCGGACAGCCAAAGAGCAACACGCAGCCGCAATGGCTGAACTCAATCGAGAGCGTGAAGATGCCATTCCAGACCCCGAGGATGACATGAGTCTGAGAAACAACGTACTGAGGTGACTATGGCATTCAAACTGAGCAAGCGCAGCATAGGCAACCTCATAGGCGTTCACGCTGACTTGGTTAGGGTGGTGGAACGAGCCATTCAGATCACAGAGATTGACTTTGTTGTCACCGAGGGGCTGAGGACGAAAGAGCGTCAGGCAGAGCTATACAAAGCTGGCGCAAGCCAAACCATGAATAGCCGCCATCTCACAGGCCACGCCGTTGACTTGGCTGCATGGGTAGACAACCGAGTGGATTGGTCATGGCCGCTGTATTCCAAGCTAGCCGCTGCAATGAAATCCGCAGCCAATGAAGTGAACGTGTCGATTGTCTGGGGCGGTGATTTCCGCAGTTTCAAAGACGGGCCACATTTCGAGCTTGATCGAAAGGTCTACCCATGAACACAGAGCGTTGGAAAAACCGTAGGCGCATGGCGTGGGCGGCTCTTGCTGCTGGCCTGTTGTTCCCGCTGCTGCTGCTGTGGTCAAAGTCTGACCAACTGGGTGCGGTGGCTGGTGCGTTTTACCTGTTTGTGTCTGCCGTGGTCGGTGCGTACATGGGGTTCGCTTCGTGGGATGACGTGTCCACCGACAGGCTGAAAGCTGGCAAATGATCCAGCTACCCGTCATTTTTGCTGGTGTTGCTGCTGTCGCAGGTTTTACAACCGCTTGGCAAATACAAGGAGTTCGCTATGAGGCCAAACTGGCTGAACGTACCGCTGAATACTCCACCGCACTGGCTCAAGCCAACGCAGACGCACTGGCAAAAACACTCTCGTTACAGAAAGCAAAAGATGATGCTGAGAGAAAAGCCGCGATTCGGATCGCTGATATTCGGCGCGATGCTGCTGCTGCTAGTAGTGCTCTTACAGGGCTGTCACACGCAGCCGACAGTGCCTTGCAAAGAGCCAGCGATACCCACAGTGCCTGTCTTGCAGATGCCAACACGCTCACAATCGTATTTGGCAGATGTACAACAGAACTTCAGTCAGTGGCAACAGATGCTGACCAACTCAGAAGCAACGTCCAAACCTTAGTTGAGGCGTGGCCCAAATGAGATAATCACCTCAAGAACCCGGCTCTGACCGGGTTTGTTTTTCTGGTGCATCCCGCGATTGTCCCCCGATGACGGGTGAGAATGGCGTGGATATTGGGAGTTCGACCCCGGTTCGAGGCACCAGCCTATGCGACACAATGCATCATCTATTGATGCTTCGTGTAGCATAATCAACGATCTAGCGTCACGTTGCAGCAACCGTTGACGCATTTTGTTGCACGCAGCCCCTCGAAAATCCCCCGTCAAATCACCCGATGGCAACGCCCGTCAAAACAGCGCAGGGCACCTGGCGCATACAAGTCGAAGTCAAAGGTGTGCGTGACAGCATCACCTTGCCAACAAAGCGCGAGGCGACTGAGTGGGGTCAGCGCAGATCAATGGAACTGCGGCACCAGGCGACAACTCCAGAAGGTGATCGCAAAACATTGCGCGATACGTTGCGGCGGTATGCCAGCGAGGTGACCCCTGCCAAGCGTGGCAATAGCAAAGAATCAATAAGGCTCAACGCTTTCGAGCGACATGATCTACCGCTGGACAAGCCCATTTCCTCACTCACGACAGCGCACCTCGCAGCATGGCGCGATGCCCGGTTGCGAGTCAATGCACGAGGTTCCGTGCTGCGTGACATATCCCTGCTGTCGGCTGTGCTTGAGACTGCGCGGCGCGAGTGGGGATGGATTCAGGTCAACCCAATGAAGGACATGCGCAAGCCAGCACAGCCAGATCATCGGGAGCGTCTGATCACGTCGGGGGAAATTCGGGGGATGTTGCGTGCGCTCGGGCACACAGGCAAAGAAGTCCGCACAGTGTCACAGGCGGTTGCTTGCTGCTTTCTTGTGGCACTGGCTACTGGGATGAGGGCGGGGGAGTTGTGTGGGCTGAAGTGGGCTGATGTGTATGACACACATTGCCACTTGCCACTGACGAAAAACGGCACGTATCGTGATGTGCCGCTGTCGCCTGTTGCGCGTCGGTTGATCGAGCGCATGAAGGGATGGGATGCCGAAAGCGTGTTCGGCCTGTCAAGTCAGTCGCTTGACGCGATGTTTCGCAAGTACCGTGAACGGGCGGGGTTGAGTGGGTTCACGCTGCACGATGCCAGACACACAGCCGCAACGCGCATGGCGAGGCAGTTGCATGTTCTGGCATTGTGCCGGGTGTTCGGGTGGAGGCGTACCGATCAGGCTCTTTGTTACTACAACCCATCAATGTTTGAGCTGTCAGAGAAGCTCAAATAACAGACTTCCAGTTTTCACGCTTCTTTACCTTGTCAATGGTTCTCCAAGATACGCCAAGTCGTTTTGCGATAGAGCCCGTAGCCTCCTGACTGTCTCGAATCTCTCTGACGATAGAGGCTGTCAGTTTTGCTGCTCCGTGTTTTTCACCTTTCGGAGCGTTTTCAGGGTGTGTCCTGTGCGGGTTCTTGTCACCATCAATATGCCCCTTGTATGGAGCGTGTCTACCTTTTTGAGACATATCTGCCAAGTTGTCAGATTGCGTGCCAACGACTAGGTGCTTTGGGTTGACGCAGGCTCTGTTGTCGCATCTGTGCATGACCACCATGCCTGCTGGTATCGGGCCATGTGTGGCTTCATATACAGCCCTGTGCGCCGACATCATCACCGACTTTTTGCCATCCCATACGTTCAACTGACCATACCCAGTGGTTGGGTTTATGTGGTCAGGCCACAAGATGCATTCATCTGTGTGCGTGATGTTTGCTTTGTTGACGGCTCTGCATTGGTGACTACAAAATTTACTGTTTGACTTTGGGTGCCGTATCTGAAATTCGGCACCGCATTGTTCGCATATTCGGATCATCATTGACTCCTGATAGCCTGCATCTCTTGCCGCGAAGCTGGCCGCTCCATTTCCCACTTGACCACATCAGCCAGCAACCACTTGCCCGACTTGTCGGGCTGCGGGAATGCACGGTCTGTCCGGTAGCGTGCCAGGGTGGCCCGGTGGATGCCAAGACGTTCACACAGGTCTGCTTGTGACAGCCTGGTGCCCTGTTGCCTGGTGAGCAGCAGAACAGCATCGGTGAGCATCTTCAACTGGTTTGTGATTGCTGCGTCTGTCATGGCTCCAGCACCTTCCTGATTTCTTTCATGGCCTCAATCGCCGCTACCCGCGACAGTCCGTAGCCGACAGCCAAGCCAACCTCACAACTCGCCAACGCTTCCAACGCCTGTCTCAGCACAGCGTCACGCTCCCGAATCATGCTGACCATTTCCAGCACAGCGGCTGGGTTGGCTGTGGCGATGTGAGTCATGTTCTCCGTTGCTGTGTCGTCGTTTAAATGAGGGCAGATGCAAACATCCTCAAACGTGCCATCCTCATCGGTCACGCCAACACAGTCCAAATACTTTGGCAATTCTGCGCCGAACGACGGGCCAGCAGCATCCCATGGCCCCGGTGTTGCAGCCTTCGCAGCCGCTTCGATTTTGTCTATGTCAATCAAGGCTTCACTCCGTGATACTGCTCGACCTCTGCCGCAAACTCGAAAATGCCGCCGATGTTCGGAGCATGTTTGCGCCACATCTCTTTAATCTGCTCATCAGTCAGCGGCTCCCGGCGTGGTGGGTGTGCGAACAGTGGTTCCTCAGTCCAGCCTCTTGCCTTCTCATCATCCAGAAGAGGGTTCTCAGAAAGTTCCCAGTGAGTCCCTTGACGATGTATGTAGGCATCAGGTTCAGACTGCTCAGGCTCTGCCAGTGCTGCTCTGAGTATTTCCGCTGCCTCATTTGCGCTACGCATTGACGCGCCGATGCACGAATCTGATGGGGCTTCAAACTGCTTCAGCAGGTCTGCCAAGTCCTCAAGTTCCGATGCCGCCTGCTCTGCTGCTTTGCGTAGATCACTCATCATTCACTCCAAACTTTTCGGCTCAACGGATTAAGTTGTGGAAATTGCTTCAACCTGCAAAGCCTTGGTTGTGTTGAAACAGTGAAGTGGAAGCCACTCATCTAGTACGGTCACAGCGTAAGCGCCTCGACCCTCTTTGGACTCCACATGCACGGTATCGCACACCCCGTTTGCTTTTGTCTCTGCATCCGCCTGCACAGTTCTCCAGTGCTTATGTCTGACAGGCTTGCCAGCCAAAGACACTTGACGCTCATCCCACTTTGCAAGGGCGTCCTCGCAAGCAGGGAGAAACACCTCAGCAGCATGCGTCCCCTTGGCCCAGAGCTGAATCTGGCAGCTATCGTCTGATGCGTAATCGATATTTACTTCAATCATTTTGGTTCTTTCTACACGTTTTTCCGTTTTTAGGACTTGCTTCTGCAAGGTTGTTTCAACACGTTATTCCGTAGAGCCAACTTTTCCGCACTGCGGTTTCGATGGCACGGGCAACATTGCGCCGTGTTACGGCTACGCTGTATGGCTCTTGCTTGGCAACTTGGTCGTAAATTTCGTGAATCTGGTCATCCGTCAACCGTGGTGGCGGTGTTGCTGTGAAAGTCGCATACCCGCGCTCATCAGGTGCAGACATCCGCATTGGTGTTTGTGCTGGGGGTGTGGCCACAAGAGCATCAAGCGCGTCGGTTGTGTCTGGGTCGGTACACGCCGCTGCGATCCGCTTCAGCGCATCGCGGTCAAGACCCGGCTTCAGCGCAGCCTCTTCAACACGCATCGCAAAATACTTGTCAAGCCACTTCTTCAGGCGATCCATCAGTCTCTGAGGCCCATAAGCCACTTCTTCAGGGTGCTGCCCTTCGTAAGTGATAGTGCATGGAACCCAGCCATCCGGTAGACCCGGCTTCAGCGCAGCCTCAAGTGCCTTCTTGAACACCTCTCGCTTTTCTTCCGGTGCGTCATCTAATGTTCGTCGATGCAAGCCTTGGTCAAAGCTGGCTTCTGCTGCTTCATCAAACAGCGCCATCAGTTTGTCAATTTGGTTCATGTTTCATGCTCCGTACTTCATCAGCAGCAAGGTCAATTCCAAGCACTCGCTCAGACGATTGGCGCTGATCTACACAGCAATCACCAAGTGCGTCCAGCATCTCCACGATTTCCTCAAAGTGACAGCCCAGTTGGACGTTGAAGTCCTTGTCTGTGGGGTTGGGTCGGGCACGCTTGTGCCACATCTCGATTGAATCGACGCTCATACTGTTTCCTCTTTTCTGATTACGTGACCGGCTTGCATGCGTGCGATGACATCCCTGAACGCCTGAAGCATTTGTGCCGGGGTGCTGAGTTCGATCAACTGTTCGTGCAGGTCAACGCACGCTTCAAGGTTGACCAGATCGGAGTGACTGACACCCCATTTGCCCGTTCTGTCGAACCTGTCCTTGATTGACAGCACAGCGTGTTGTCCGTCCTTGGCGCACTGCATCACCTCCGGTGCGATGCGTTCACCTCGAAGCAGGCAGACGTTGACCACCGCTGCCAGGGTGTTCCAGTGCGTGTCGTTGCCGTCGCCGTCGCGCATGCTCTGCAAGGATTCACGCACTGGCAGGTTCAACTTGACCTGCTCTGCTGGCGTGAACAGTTGCTGCATGCCCATCACGCGATAGATTGCTGACGGGTCTTTTTGCCAGCGGCGTTTTGATTTCTTTTTCGCCTGGCCGTTTCTCTGATTTGTTACTTTCTCGAGGTATTTGGGGACATATGAGTGGGTCATTGCGCAACCTCCCCACGTTCCCCAAAGATGCCGGGTGCATGTTCAGCCAACAGCCGCTTGATCTCGATGGCTACGTCGCGCACTTCCCACTGGGCATGCTTCGCTGTCCTATTGCCAAGCAAGTCCAGCCACATTTGAAAGTTGCCAGTCATGCGTAGGCTGGTGGTGCAGCCTTGCGGGAGGATGTACCTAGCGTCTTCCTTTTTCATATAGCCTGCATTGATGAGTTGCAGGTACAGGTTCTCAGCATCCTTTTGAATGCGGTGCCATCTGCCTTTGATTTCCAATGGCGCATCAAGCAACACAGGTGGGTCTACATATTCCACGGACGTTTCTTTGACGTACCTTTGACTGCGCTGAAGTATCCCGGCGTGAGCCACTCGCACAAGCTGGTGAGAGCAGACACGGCTGATGCCTTCGATCAAGACTTCGGCGTATGCAAACCTCAAAGTTGCGAGGTGGCCCAGCGAAACACAGTGCGCTGCACGTTTGATGTTGCTGGCGCGGTCTGTCTTGCTTTCGTAGCAGATGCTTGCTGCTTCGCCGATATGGTTTTCGGAGTCTGGAGAGATGAATTTGAGCGTTACTTTCATGCAAGCCTCCGAGGTCTACCCGCAGCAACTGGTCCATGATTCCTAGCCCCAGCACAAATGATCACCGGGCGCATCCTTGGAATCTCACGACCTTGTTCAATCGTGCCGATAGACAGGAACTGATTCCCGTCAGCCCTAGCGCATTCCATCTGAGGTGGTGTCCAGTTCTTTGATGACGTTGTTCCGTTGCGAACAGGGATAAATGAAGGCTTACCCAAAGTGTCCAATCCACCTTTGCCGTAACCTTTTCCATTCGGCTGAGTCATCTTTGGAGACATGGAGTACTGGTAAACCGTGCATGGCCCTTTCTTTCCTACCCTTGCCAACAGACCATACTCATCAAGGCGGTTAATAGCCGATTTAACAGACTTTTTCTCAATCCCGGTAGTTGCGGCTATCTCATTCATCGTCCACCCCTTCTTGGTCGATTTAAGGTGATCGTGAACCAATCTTGTATTCCCTTGAAACATCACTGAATTTCTTTCCAAATCTTTTTCTGCCAAACGGCAGCAATGGTCTGTTCGTGAACACCGTACTTCAGAGCAAGTTGCCTGAGTGAGTATTCAGCCTTCAACTGCCTGACCAAGCGGTCTTTAGCCTTCTTGATTTCAAGCAGTTCCCTCACCTTTTCTTCGGTCAGTTTCATTGAAACGTCATCCTTTTGTAGACTTGGCGGGTTGCTTCAACGTCTTTGCGGCAGTATTCCGCGACTTCTTCCAATCGACCTGCTTTGACGTATTCGCCAACTTTGGAACCGTCAATATCTCCCTTTGGAGACTCAACATTCAAAGCGCGACAGAGTTTGTCTAAGCTGATGCGATTGCCAACACCAACAAATTGCGTCATGGTGCAAAAAACCTTATCGACTTCCCACGGTTTGCTTTGTGCTGCTCTAGCTATGGCGAACGGTGGGCGAATGCCGTTGACCATGTAGCGCTGCACTAAGAATCGCAAGTCGAACGCCAGCACGTTGTGCCCAACAATTAACGAGTCATATTTACCGGGTGGAACTTCGCTGTTCAACCAAGCTGAGAAGTTCGCCAGCAAAACAGGCTCATCAAGGCCATGAAACGTCCTAGGGCGCTCATCGTCATCAATAGCAATACCGATACAGCAGACACGACCAAAAGCGCCCGAAAGAGCCGTTTTAGCTACTTCAGCTTCTGTCTCTGATTTGCGGTTTTCTTCCAGCCATGCAGCGATGGATTCAGGCTTTTTGAACTGTCCTGGCGCTTTGATGGATGCGCGAATTTCGTCGATCACATCTTGGCGGTTGGTTTCCAGCGTCTCAATGTCCAGATAAATTGTTGGCAATTTCATCCCCTTTAGGCGTAAAAAAGCCACCTAGTTGGTGGCTCCGTATTGATTGAGTTAGGTCAGTTGGGTTGCTGCTGCTTTTTCTTGTGTTCAGAAACGATCAGTTTTCTCGTTCCAACTGCACCACCTATTGATTTGTAGGCTTCATACTCCGCAGCATTGAGCCTGATAACTACATCACGACGTTTGCCGTTTTTGACGCGATCAGTGTTCCATGCTTGCGGGTAGTACTCAGCTTCGAAGTCGCACATTTCACCCATGATCAAAAAGGCACATCGTCCGACATATCGTCAAACCCGCTAGAGGCTTTCTGAACTGGCTTCTGTTGCTTTGGTGCTGGTGCAGCCTGTTGTTCTTTCGGTGTCACAGACAA